CAAGTTCTCAAGCTTTGTTGCGTTTCAGACAAGGAGGGTTTATCACCATCGACTCAGATGAGGAAGATGAGCCTATCTACCACAGACGTAAATTGGAGTATTACTAATGACTATCGACAAAGCTTTATATTCACAAGGCATCGCCGCAGAACCGGATTTAGAGATTGAGATTGACAATCCAGACGCAGTTTCTATCGATACAGGGGATGTAGAGATAACCCTAGAAGCTGGGCAGGACTTGGGTGGGGATTTCTACCAAAACTTAGCCGAAGTTCTGGATGATAGAACTTTGTCTTCCATTGGTTCAGAGCTTATCGCTCTGGTAGATGCAGACATCAATAGCCGTTCAGAATGGGCTGAGTCTTATGTCAAGGGCTTAGAGGTACTGGGTCTTAAGTATGAAGAGCGTACTGAGCCTTGGAATGGAGCCTGCGGGGTTTATTCAACAGTTCTAACCGAAGCTGCTATTAGATTCCAAGCCGAGTCTATTATGGAGTCATTCCCTGCGGCCGGGCCTGTTAAGACTGAAATCTTTGGAACATCCACCAAGGAAAAGGAAACCGCAGCAAGTCGTGTTGAAGAAGACATGAACTACAAGATTACCGAGAAAATGCCGGAATACAGACCGGAACATGAGCGGATGTTATTTGGTTTAGGGTTGGCCGGGTCTGGGTTTAAGAAGGTTTATGATGATCCTGTACTGGGTAGAGGAACCTCTATCTATGTCACCGCAGAAGACATCATTGTCCCATACGGCGCTTCAAGTCTCAGGACTTGCGAGCGTGTTACCCATGTCATGAGAAAAACCAAGAATGAACTTAGGAAGCTACAAGCCACGGGTTTCTACCGAGATGTTGACCTTGGCGAGCCTGTCAATATCATGTCCGATATTGAAAAGAAGAAAGCCAACCAGCAAGGCTACAAAGCTCTTGATGATGATCGCTATCAGTTCCTTGAGATCTGCACGGACTGGGACATCGATGGATTAGAAGAGCTGGATGATGAGGGAGAGCCATCAGGCATCGCAGTTCCTTATGTCATTACCATAGATCGTGGTACAGGTAAGGTTTTATCCATTTACCGCAACTGGGAGGAAGATGATGATAAGAAACTCAGCCGCCAGCATTTTGTTGATTATTGCTATATCCCAGGTTTTGGCTTTTATGGCTTGGGTCTTATTCATATTATTGGTGGTTATGCTAGGGCTGGCACTTCTCTTATTCGTCAATTGGTTGACTCAGGAACATTGTCCAATTTGCCCGGCGGACTTAAGACCCGTGGCGCAAGAATCAAGGGTGATGACACCCCAATCGCTCCCGGCGAATTTAGAGATGTGGATGTTCCCAGCGGAGCGATTAAAGACAATATCATGCCGCTACCATATAAGGAGCCGTCTGCGACCTTGTTGACTCTGTTAAATCAGATCACCGATGAAGGCCGTAGATTGGGTTCCATAGGAGATCTTCAGATCTCCGATATGTCGGCCAACGCCCCAGTGGGTACAACTTTGGCTCTTTTAGAGCGTACCCTCAAGACCATGTCTGCCGTGCAGGCCCGTGTTCATTACTCAATGAAGCAAGAGTTCAAGCTCTTGAAGAACATCATTGCCGAGTATGCACCCAGCAAGGAGGAGTTTGATCCCGAAAAAGGCGATCATTTTGCCAGCCGGGAAGATTATGACATGGTGGATGTAATCCCAGTGTCAGACCCCAATTCCTCCACAATGGCGCAGAGGATCATGCAGTACCAAGCCATCATGCAATTGGCTCAGGGCGCACCGCAGATCTATAACCTACCCAATTTACATAGGCAAATGATAGAAGTTCTTGGGGTTAAGAACGGCGAGAACCTTGTTTTGACGGAAGATGACGAGAAGCCCATCGACCCGGTCAGTGAAAACATGGGATTCCTCAACGGAAAACCCACCAAAGCCTTCATCTTCCAAGACCATGATGCCCATATTGCTGTGCATACCACCTTCATGCAAGATCCATCAATTGCAGCCCAGATAGGCCAAAACCCAATGGCTCAACAAATGCAAGCTGCGGTTATGGCTCATATAGCAGAACATCTGGCATTTCAATACAGGAAGCAGTTGGAAGAGCAAGTTGGTGTGGCTTTGCCAGCGCCCAATGAAGAAATGCCACCCGAGACCGAGGTGCAGTTGTCCAGGTTGGTTGCTCAGGCAAGTACCCAGCTTCTCCAGCTAAACCAATCCAAAGCCTCGCAGGCCCAGGCCCAACAGCAAGCACAAGATCCTTTGATCCAAATGCAGCAACAAGAACTCCAGCTTAAACAGCAGGAATTGCAATCTAGATCCCAAAAAATGCAAGCTGACACCCAATTGGCGCAAGCAAAACTCCAATTGGAACAACAAAGAATGCAAATCGAGCAGCAGAGAAATCAGCTCCAAGCGCAGTCTGAATCACAACGGGTTCAGTCTCAAGCTGAAGTTCAGTTGAAAAAAGACCAACAAATGATGCAAATGGAGATTATGAAACTCCAAGAGCAGGCAAGACAAGCCAACCAAAAGGTGCAGACTGATCTGTTTAAACGAGGTAAATAATGGAAGAAAAGATACTCAAGCATTTGCTAACCGAATTAAGAGAGAAGGAACGTTCCCTCTCAATGAGTCTAGGTGACGGGGGGGCTTCGGACTTCCCCACTTACCGAGATATGTGCGGCCAGATTAGGGGTCTCTTGTACGCACAGAACTTAATCAATGACCTCTTACGAAAAATGGAGCAAATAGACGATGAGTGATCTTTTAATCAGCGATGGAGAGGTAACGACAACCCTTCCTGACAACGCAGAAGACAAGGCAAAACAATTGCCTGACCCAGTTCGTTTTCAAATTCTGACAGTCTTACCCGAGATTGATGAGGAATATGAAAGCGGTATTGTTAAGTCAAGCCAATCTATCCATTATGAAGAGGTCTTAAGCCCTGTTCTATTTGTGGTAAAACTTGGCCCGGATGCCTATAAAGACGCAACCAGATTCCCATCTGGCCCATCCTGTAAGGTAGGCGATTTCGTTATCGTCCGTCCCAATACAGGTACACGACTCAAGATTCATGGCAAAGAATTCAGGATCATCAACGATGATTCTGTCGAGGCCGTGGTTCAAGATCCCCGTGGTATCAGCAGAGCATCATAAGGAGGCACTATGACAGACCAAGTTGAATTCATATTCCCCGATGAGGCGGATGAAAAACCCACTCGTTTAGGGAGTAAGGTTGTAGAACCTGAACCCGAGATTGAGATTGTTGACGATACTCCAGAAGAGGATCGCAATCGTAAGCCTATGGCCTCTCCCCCCGTAGAACCTACAGATGAGGAGCTAGAAGGTTATACCAAAAAGCAACAAAGCCAGAAAGTAAGGGAGTTTGCCAAGGGTTATCACGAAGAAAGACGGCAAAAAGAGGCTGCTTTACGTGAGCGGGAAGAGGCTTTAAACCTTGCAAAAGCTGTTTATGAAGAGAATGAACGGCTAAAAAGCACCGTAAATGTCAGCCAAACGGCTTTTATTGACCAAGCAAAACGCAATGTAAACAGCGAAATGGCTGATGCGGAGCGTCTTTACAAGAAGGCGTATGAGGAAGGTGACTCTGAGGCGTTGCTAAAAGCTCAAAAAGAATTGACCAACGCAGCCCTAAGAGCTGAGAAAGTTAACAATTTTAGGCCCACCCCTTTACAACCTGCTCCAAAAGTAGTACAACCTAGTCACCCGCAGGCAGATCCTAAAGCCCAAAGTTGGCAACGTAACAACGATTGGTTCGGACAGGATGAGGAAATGACCAGCTTGGCCCTAGCGGTGCATACAAAGCTGGTTAATTCGGGCGTTGACCCGCAGAGTGATGAATACTATCAACGTTTAGATAGTCGAATTCGTCAAGTTTTCCCAGATAAGTTTGAGTCTGAGGAAACCGCTGATACGAGGCAGCGCCCTAAATCAAATGTCGCTTCTGCGTCCAGAAGTGTGGCCCCCAAAAAGATCACATTGTCTGCGTCAGAGGTAAACATTGCCAAGCGATTGGGCATTCCGTTGGAACGCTACGCTCGTGAGGTTGCTCAACTAAGGAGAAATAACAATGGCTGATAATCGTGCAAGCCGTGACACCGAGTCACGCACTCAATTTCAACGTCCTCAATCGTGGAGAGCGCCTGAGATTCTACCCATGCCTGACCCAAGACCGGGTTGGACACATCGATACATTCGTATCGCCATGATGGGTAAAGACGATCCTCAGAACATTTCTTCTAAACTTAGAGAAGGATGGGAACCCGTGAAAGCGGATGAATATCCAGAACTAATGGTGATGGCATCTCAAAGCGGCCAGTTTAAAGGCAATATCGAAGTAGGTGGATTGTTGCTTTGCAGGATTCCAGAGGAGTTTATGAAACAGCGGGATGCTTATTACAACTCGCAAAACAAAGCTCAAATGGAATCGGTAGACAACACATTCATGAGAAACAATGATCCAAGAATGCCTCTCTTTAGAGAGAAGTCTTCAAAGGTCACATTCGGCTCAGGTTCTTAATTTATCAAGGAGTCCTTAAATGGCTTATCCAATTGTCTCTGCCCCATACGGGCTAAAGCCAATCAACTTGATTGGTGGACAGGTATTTTCGGGTTCTACCCGTTTATTGCCTATCCAATACAACTATGGTACAAACATTTTCTATGGCGACTTTGTTGCTTTAGCACGTGGTTTGATTACCCGTCTAGCCGTTACCACCGCTGGTGGTGCTGCTGGTATGGTTGGCATCTTCTTGGGCTGTACCTATACAGACCCAGTCACAAAGCAAAAACGGTTTAGCCAATATTATCCCGCTAGTACCCTAGCTGGTGATATTCAAGCTTACGTTACAGATGATCCTGATACTGTATTTAAAGCAGCTATCGTGACTTCTTCTGGATCCACAACCGTGACTTCTGCTGCTGTAGCTTTGGTTGGACAAAACTTGCAAGGTTCTGACCTCGCAGGCAACGTCAACACTGGCGACAGCTCAAACGGTCTAATCATCCCCGCAGCTACCACAAGCTCTGCTTATGTGGCTCG